AGCTGCTGGTGAACGGTTCTAATGAACTCTGCTCTGACTGCAACCTCGGCCAGAACATTACCGGCGACTGTATCCCTGAGACCACGATGTACGTGCCTCTGGAGTTCTGGTTCAACCGTCACTATGGCCTGGCGCTGCCCCTGATCGCCCTCCAGTACCACGAGGTGAAGATCAACGTGGAGTTCAACGAGGCGCGCTACCTGGTCAACACCAGCGTCGCGGCCAACGTGAGCATGGTTAACGGCAAGGGCCTGGTCGCCGCCTCTCTGTGGGTGGACTACATCTACCTGGACACCGAGGAGCGCCGCCGCTTCGCGCAGGTCGCCCACGAGTACCTGATTGAGCAGCTGCAGTTCACGGGTGAGGAGTCCGTGACGTCCAGCGCCAACCGCCTGAAGCTCGACTTCAACCACCCCGTCAAGGAGCTCGTGTGGGTGGTCCAGAACCCCGCGTACCTGGACTGCAACAGCGAGTGCAACCAGCCTTGGCGCTACTCTGATGCGAGCCTGAAGAACCCTACGGCTGTGGCCAAGCTCCAGCTGAACGGTCACGATCGGTTCGCCGAGCGTGAGGGCGACTACTTCAACTTCGTCCAGCCTTACCAGCACCACACGGCGTCCCCTTCCACGGGCATCAACGTGTACTCCTTCGCGATCCGCCCTGAGGAGCACCAGCCCAGCGGCAGCTGCAACTTCTCCCGCATTGACAATGCGGTGCTGAACCTGACGCTGACCCGCGATACGTTCCAGACGATCCAGAATGGTGCCGAGGCTGTGTCCCAGACCTCCGCGCTGGTCCGCGTGTACGCCGTGAACTACAACGTGCTGCGCATCATGTCTGGCATGGGCGGACTTGCTTACAGCAACTAAATGAGAAACGACCCACGAAATAAGTATATGTAGATGACGTAATCTGCGGGGCACACATCATTTCTTTGTTTAAGATATTTATATATTCTAACCAGAGTATCTACCTAAATTTACAGAATATATGATCCCCTTATCCCGGCGAGAATTATCGTAAAATATTTTCTCCGGCCTAGCTATAAATGCCTGCTGGTGGTGGTGGTCTTCTACAGCTCGTTGCGTATGGTGCGCAGGATGTATACCTGACGGCGAACCCGCAGGTGACGTTCTTCAAGCAGCTGTACCGTCGTCACTCGAACTTCTCCATGGAGTCTATAGAGCAGACGTTCAACGGTGTGGCGTCCTTCGGCAAGAAGGTGACGTGCACGATTGCGCGCAACGGCGATCTGGTCAGCAAGATCTACCTGCAGGCCACGCTGCCGGCCGTGAGCTCCCAGAATATATCTGATGCGGGTGCGAGTGAATTCTCCTGGGTACCGTACGTGGGTCAGTATCTGATCAAGAATGTCGAGATCGAGATCGGCGGTCAGCTGATCGACAAGCACTACGGTGACTGGCTCCATATCTGGAACGAGCTGACGCTGCCCGCAGGCAAGGCCATCAACTACACAGAGATGGTGTCTGAGTTTGGCGGCCTGTACCTAGAGAGCGGTTCGGGCTCATGCGGTGACGGCTGCGCCGAGCAGCCTACTGCGGAGGCGAACTGCGATAAGAACGAGATTGATAATGGTCAGATGGACTACATCCTGGGTGGCACGCGCAGGTTCTGCTCAAATAACACAATTAGCTTCGTCGGCGGGGAGTGCCTGCCTGAGCACACCCTGTACGTGCCTCTGGAGTTCTGGTTCAACCGTCACTATGGGCTCGCACTGCCTCTGATCGCGCTCCAGTACCACGAGGTGAAGATCAACGTGGAGTTTAATGAGGCGCGCTATCTGATTAACGTTAACGGCTCTGCGGCCAGCGCTACGGCGATGTCTCGCTTCGTCGCCTCCCGCGGCCTGGTCTCTGCCTCTCTGTGGGTAGACTATATCTACCTGGACACAGAGGAGCGCCGCCGCTTCGCCCAGGTCGCTCACGAGTACCTGATCGAGCAGCTCCAGTTCACGGGCGAGGAGTCCGTGACGTCTAGCACGAATCGCCTGAAGCTGGACTTCAACCATCCCGTTAAGGAGCTTGTGTGGGTGGTCCAGAACCCCGCGTACCTGGACTGTAACGCGCAGACGAACCAGCCTTGGCGCTACTCAGACGCAGAGCTGAACAACCCCACCGCGGTTGCGAAGATCCAGCTGAATGGTCACGATCGGATTGCCGAGCGTGAGGGCAAGTACTTCAACGTGGTACAGCCTTACCAGCACCACACGGCCTCTCCTGGCGTGGGTGTGAATGTATACTCCTTTGCGATCCGCCCTGAGGAGCACCAGCCCAGCGGCAGCTGCAACTTCTCCCGCATTGATAATGCGGTGCTGAACCTGACGCTGACGCCTTCCACATTCAAGACCCGCATCAACGGTGATCTGTCTGAGGTCGACCCCACTTCCGCGCTGGTCCGTGTGTACGCCGTGAACTACAACGTGCTGCGCATCATGTCTGGCATGGGTGGACTTGCTTACAGCAACTAAACGAGAAACTACCCATCTTTCTGGAGTGCGATTTGTAAGACAAAATTGAATGTACGTGTATCTTACAATGGAAGTTGTAGATATGAGTACAGTGCCACGCAAACTAGGGAGACCACCAGGAGAGCAGCTATATATTCCCGTGTCGTACGCAGGCAGGGACTATGTAGTAGGGCTTATCTTAGCATGTGGAGAACCCAACCCATTCGTCTTTGATAAGGAAGATCATCCTAAAGTCGCTGAACGGTCGTGGCATCGTTGCGCGTCAAATTACATTTCTTCCAGTGTTTACATTGATAGAGAGGAAAAGAAGCTCTTCCTCCACAACCTCGTCATGAATCGCCCCCTGTATACCGGCAAAGGCCAGACAGAAACGGTGGATCACATCAACCGCAACGGATTCGACAATCGTAAGGAGAATCTTCGCGTTGTCAGTCAGAGTGAACAAAACCTTAATCAGAAATCGCGGAAGCGCACTGTCAGCTGACTGTGGGCTGACTATGGATGATATTCCGAGACACATCTGGTACCGCCATTTTCTGAAGTTAAAATCATTAGCTTTTCAGAAAATGTCGTTAACTTCTTTTTCTATGAAAAAGAAGGTACATCAAGGCAAATGGCGCCCATGGTGATCGCTTCGCAATTGAGTTCAAATCCGAAGGAATCATCTGGAAAACAACTAGCTCCAAAACTGTCACTCTCCGTGACAAACTCACCGCCGCTAAGGCCAAACTTCAAGAATTCTACACGACTTATCCTCATCTGAATCCGGAAAATCCCGCACTCCTCGCAGAAGTCGCCGCGCTACGCGCCTCCTACGATGCGATTGTTGACGCAGCAACCGCATAAAATTGACATCACAGACAACCAGAAGACCCGCCCTAGTACGATGACTGACGCAACCGAATTCTCTCCCGCGTTCTTTGACGCAGCATCGGCCGCGTGGCACGCTAACAAGATCCGCCGCGGCCCTGCTCTAGCCTACAAGTGTGACGCCATCAAGAAGGATGAAAAACCCTGTGGGAAACCCGCTCTCAGTCGCTGCTCTCTGGTCCCACAATCACATCATCTGTGCGCATCACACCGTCGCCATCCCCCATCCCACTTTCGAGCACCTCCGCCCACGGAAAGTCCGCCAGCAGCAGCGCCAGCGCATGTGACCGCCTCTCCAGCCATGTCTCCCCAGGTGCCTGCCGTGTCAGGTACTTCCATCGCCACTCGAAGCGCAACGCGGCGCGCTCTTCTGTGAAGCCTCCGACGAGGAATCGCCGTACCCACCGCCGGCCCGATGTAGCCCGTGCGCCACCACTAATTTCGCCATTATGCTGCCTCAGTCGCCGTGCCGGATCGACCGTCGCACCTACATATGTTTTGCTGCGGCCCCCATCCACGGCCTCGAGCATGTAACAGTACCATGGAGCGGTCATTGTCTATCTCCTTAGAGAGCCACATCTATTTTAAATAACCAGGCAGGATAAGTGATGTCGGCCATCCGCAACTGTGAAATATTCACATCGATCCCCATGCCAGCATTCTTAACACCGGCCGCATGCAGCATCTACGATAGTTCGGGATCCGTCTGGCCCGCACAGCC